GGGTCGCCTCTTGTTTAGAGCATGGGCTGAGGATCAAGGTAGAACCACCGCAGCAGTTGTAGCAGCTATTCAGTCTGCCAATAATAAAGTTATTACTTTAAGCAATGCTCGCGGCGAAAAGACATTTAGAGCAAGGAGCAAAGACTAATGGCAGGTATGACAGATTTAGCAATCCGCATTGCCACTACCTATGATGCTGCTGGGCTCAACAAGGCTGATAAGGGCGTCACTAAGCTCAGCAAGTCAGTCAAGTCACTAGGCAGAGCTTTAGGCTTAACTCTTGGCGCAGCAGCCATGACAGCCTACGGAAAGGCAGCCGTCAAGGCTTTCGCAGCAGACGAGGCAGCAGCCAATCGACTAGCCACAGCAGTAGATAACCTTGGGCTTTCATTCTCTCAGACTAAGGTCACCGAATTCATTGCGAATCTTGAGAGCAGCGCGGCAATTGCCGATGACATTCTTAGACCGGCGTTTCAGGGTCTATTGACCACCACAGGATCACTCACTAAGTCTCAAGAGCTTCTCAACAATGCAATCCAAATCTCAAGAGCCAGCGGAGTAGATTTAGCTACGGTCGCAACGGATTTAGGCAAAGGCTATGTAGGTATTACTAGAGGCTTGATTAAATACAACACAGGCTTAACTAGAGCTGAGATTACAACCAAGTCATTTAACGAGATTCTAGGCATCATGCTGGCACGATCAGCAGGATCAGCACAAGCTTATCTTGATACAACCTCTTACAAGATGGAAGTCCTAGCGGTAGCAACTGGCAACGCTCAGGAGACAATCGGTAAGGGTCTAGTAGATGCCTTCGCTCGCATAGGCGGTGGCACAGAAGCCAGCGATGCAGCTAAAGCAATTGATAACATCGCAAAGTCCACAAGCAACGTAATAGTTGCATTGGGTACAGCCATCGGATTCATCGAGAAGTTCCGCAAAGGCTACACAAACTTCCTTGCAGGTGGCGATGTCAATGCAATGCTGGAAAGCGCCAATAAGCCAAGCACTAATCGTTCAGCATCTCCAGCAGGTACAGCACAGCGCACAGCGCAGCAGCGAGCAGCAGAAGCGACAGCAGCCAAGCGAGCCAAGGAGTTAGCAGCCTTGCAGACTAAGCAGGTTAAGTCTCAGAAGGCTTTGACTGACGAGCAGAAGAAGCAGAACGCTCTTAAGAAAGCCGGTTCTATCTTTGACTTAGAGCAAGTGCAACTCATTGCTGCCCTTAAGGGTAAGTTATCTGATGAAGATCGTAAGCGAGTAGAACTCCAGTTTGCTTTGATTACTGGCAATGTATCAGAAGCCAAGAAACTAACTAATGAAATAGCAGTTGCTCAAGGCTTAGGCGAGAAGCTCGCAGGATACCTAGCAAGCCTTCCAGATGCTAAGAACCCGTTTACTTCATGGGGAGCGTACCTCGATATGCTTGCCAAGAAGGCTTCTTTAATAGTTACGGGCGATCCTAATTTCAACAGTTCTTTAGGCTGGAATAACAATCCTTCATTCCCTGAGATACCTGAAGTTCCAACAACTAATGTGACACCATTCCCTAGATCAACTCCGGGCAGTTTCCGCAGAGCAGAAGAACAATCTAACCTGACTGGACCGATTCAGGTATCTGTTAATATCGATGGCAAAGCTATTGCAACGGCTTTACAAGATACTTCGCTCTCAGGAGTCTCATCGAGCGTTAATAGAACCTACGGAAGTTTCGCTGGTCGATGACTCTTCCCGCCGAGATATCCGTATCTTTCGACTTCAGTTCTGGTGCTACTTTCGGCTATCCATTTACTATTGGCGATGCTAAATATGGCGTCATAGGTACTGGCACACTTGGATCATCAAGTGTGCCGGTTCCTGTTGTTGATTTAACTCCTCAGGTTCGCAATATTACTATTAACCGCGGCAGAGATATTCAAGCTGATACTTACATTGCGGGAACAGCCGTTGTACGGATTATTGACCCAGATTCTTACTTTAACCCACAGAACACTTCCAGCCCTTATTACGGCTACCTAGTGCCTTTGCGTAAGGTGAGAATTGCAGCTACAACAGCCACAACCCAAGAGTTCTTATTCTCAGGCTATACAACCGAGTACCGCTACACCTATGACCAAGCAGAGCAGATGGGCTATGTCGATATCTATGTAGCAGATGCTTTTCGCTTGTTTAACTTAGCCCAAATCACAACCGTTGCTGATTCGGGAGCAGGACAGGCAACCGGCACACGCATAGGCAAGATACTAGATCAGGTGGACTTCCCTTCCAATATGCGCACAATCGCTACTGGACAATCTAACTGCATCGCTGACCCAGCGACTCTACGCACAAGCCTTAACGCAGTTAAGAACGCAGAGTTCTCAGAGCAGGGTGCGTTCTTTATCAACGGTTCAGGCACAGCCGTGTTTAAGTCTCGTAACGAGGTTGCTTCATCTATCTCTGGAACTCCTATTGAGTTTAACCAGACCGGCGATATCCCATACAAGAACTTAGTGTTTGCCTTCGATGACAAGCTCATCATCAATCAAGCACAGATGACCCGCGTCGGCGGCACAGCTCAGTTTGCACAGAACACAGACAGCATTGCTAAATACTTCCCTCACCAGTACAGCGCACAGGATTTAGTTATCGATACCGATGCCAATGCCCTAAACATCGCTGCAACCTATGTAGCCACTAGAGCTGAGACAACTATCCGCATCGACCAGATGCTTGTCGATCTACTAGACCCAGCAGTACCAACTGACACAATGATTGGCTTGGATTACTTTGACAATCTAAGAATCAGCAATATCCAGCCAGACGGCTCTACCATCGTTAAGACTCTGCAATGCCAAGGTCTATCGTGGAATATCAGCCCTAACAGCATGAGCGTTACAGTAACAACACTTGAGCCTATCGTCGATGGGTTCATCATAGGAAGCACAGAACGCGGTATAATTGGCGTGAGTGCAATGACTTACTAGGAGATAAACAATGGCAGCAGGACTAGGATACAAAGAATTTGCGACGGGAGACGTATTAACGGCTGCTCTCGCTAACGGCTATCTAGCCTCTCAAGTCGTCATGGTCTTTGCTGACGCAGCAGCTCGCACTTCTGCGATTACCAGTCCTCAAGAGGGAATGTTCTCATATCTCAAAGATACCAACGCTACTGAATATTACTCAGGATCAGCATGGACAGCAGTTGGCGGTGGCGGCGGCGGCGGTAAAGTCCTTCAGGTAGTTTCTGCAACGACTACAACTGCAACATCGAGTAGCTCGACAACATTGGCAGATACAACATTAACTGCCACAATTACCCCAACCTCAGCAACCTCTAAAGTTCTAGTTTTAGTAAACCAAAATGGAATTTTAAGAAGCGACGGAAACGCCAATAGTGCTCTTACTCTCAAGTTGCTTCGAGGAGCAACGGTTATATCCCAAATTGCAGATACAAGCGTTTATACCGGAACAGCATTAGTTCTAACAGTCCCGAGCGCTAGCATGAACTATTTAGATAGCCCAGCAACCACATCAGCAACAACATACAAGACACAATTTGCAAACAGAGTTGCAGCAGCAGAAATTGTTGTGCAGCATCAAAGCAATATGTCTTCAATCGTATTACTAGAAATTGGAGCATAATATGATCACAGGCGGCAATGTATTAGCAATGCTCATTCCTACAGGTGGCCGGTATATCGCAGGAAATGAATACGAAAATATCCAATTTCTTGAATGTGATCCAATTACTAAAGAAGAATTTGAAGCTGGATTTGCCAAGTATGAAGCTTGGAAGGCTGAACAAGACGCTAAAAAAGCAGCTGACAAAGCTGCCCTATTAGAGCGTTTAGGAATTACTGAAGCAGAAGCTCACCTGCTACTGGCATGACTTGGAAACTTTGCAAGGCTGGACAACAGCTAAGGCAGCAGATAGATGATTCTTACGCAGACAGAGATCGCGCCTCAGATGGGGTCGTTGGCGATGCCCGTCATTCATCGCGTACTTCTGACCACAATCCTGATGCAAAGGGTATCGTCAGAGCAATTGATATTGACAGGGATTTATCTGGAAAGAAAAAGCCTGACCTCATGCCTGACCTTGCAGATCAGATTCGACACGCGGCAAAGTCTGACAAAAGAATTGCTTACATCATATTCGCAGGAAAGATTGCTTCCCCTCGCATGGGGTGGCGCTGGCGCAAGTATTCTGGAATCAATCCGCATGACCATCATTGCCATATCTCTTTCACTACAAAGGGCGATACAGACAGTTCGTTCTTTTCTATCCCCATGTTAGGCGGCACAGTATGAACATGAAGCACCCAGCAATAGTTTCTCTTGGAGCGTTCCTAGCAGTCTGGGGTACAACCTCAAACTTTGCTTTGGACTATCGCTCAATCCTCGGTTCAATCGTGGCAGGAGTCTTTGGTTACGCGAGCCCTAAACGATGAGCCAAGAGAACTTCTTTACTCTTTACTTTGCGAGCTTGGCAGTCATAGGTGGCTTGGCTGGGTATGTCATTACTCATTTACTCTCTGAAATTAAGAGACTTAATTCGCGTGTCGATGAGATTTACAACATACTTCTAGATCGATAATAAAGCTATGGCGAGAACTAAGAAGGTCATAGACCTTGATACATACTCAGCTTTAGATGCTTATTGCATTGCTCTACATGTTTACTACACCAGTCTGCGCAAGGCTGGCTTCTCTACTGACATGGCGTTCTGGCTTCTGTTAGATCGTGAGTCCTATCCTGACTGGATTCTGCCAGTTAAGCCCATCGAGAAAATATCGGGTAATGACTACGATGACGATGATGAGGACTAATGAAGCGAATTGTAATCCTGAGCGACCTGCAAGTGCCCTTCGAGGACACGCATTTAACTCAGAACATTGCAAGATTCCTCAAGACATTTAAACCAGACCAGACAGTAACCATCGGTGATGAGATTGACTTCCAGACTATAAGCAAATGGTCAGAAGGCACACCTCAAGCCTATGAGCAGAGCCTTGGCGATGATCGTGACAGGTGCGTAGAGCTACTCTGGGAACTGGGGGTCACGGATTGTTTGCGTTCTAATCACACGGATCGTTTATATAACATAATCATGAAAAAGATTCCCTCATTTCTATCCTTGCCAGAGCTGCGCTTTGAGAAGTTCATGAAGTTTGATGAGCTTGGCATCACCTTCCATAAGAACCCCATGAACATCGCTCCTAACTGGATTGCAGTTCATGGAGACCATACGCCTATCAAGCAGCAAGGGGGCTTATCAGCCCTTGAGGCAGCCCGTAGGCATGGCAAGAACGTTATCTCAGGACATACTCACAGAGCAGGGCGTAGCGCCTTCACAGAAGCCTCTGGTGGGCGTATAGGGCGTGTTCTGCATGGGGTTGAGGTAGGTAATCTCATGGACTTTAAACAGGCTGGATACGTCAAGGGAACGGCTAATTGGCAGCAAGCCTTTGCAATCATGTATGTCAAGGGCAGCAATGTCCAAGTAGACATAATCCACATTGAAAAGAATGGCACCTTTATCGTGCAGGGCAAGGTCTATGGGCGCAGCCGCTGAGATAGCAATCCCATACTTTGAAGATGAAGACCCGTCTCAAATCGTTATCATTTCGTTATCTAAAAAAGGCGGCTGTCGGTTTCGCTTGATGTAAAGTTCTTCTCGTAGCCGGAAATACCAGCTACGAAAGGGGCTCAAAATGAACAAAGTTATCAACGCATTACACGATGTATTAGGACTTAGCACAGCAGAAGCAATCCGAGTCATGGAACTATGTGACACAACCCTCGATGGCTCTAAGTGGTCAGAGGCTTCATACTCTGAGGTTATCCGCACAGCACAGACAGTTATGGCGGCTGCATAATGATTACTAATC